GGAAGTACAGGCCAGGGTGACGCGGATCGCGCATCAGCACGGTGGCCGGATCATCGGCCCGCCGGCGAATCTCGGCATCGGAGAAAGCGACCGCCAGCGTCATGCAGCCACCTTGGTCTGCGGCTGCAGCAGGTAAGCACGGATCGCTTCGAGCGCATCGATTGCGCCGCGGCAGACAATCGCCAGATAGCCCTGGTCGAGCAGCGCCTGAATGTAGGCGTCCTGGCTCGGTGACACGGCGGCGTCGAACGGAGGCTTAGCCTTGAACTCGATGTAGAGGCCGAAGTGACCACCACGCGCCATCGGCAGCACCAAGTCAGGAACACCGGCTTTCACGCCCTGCTCTTTCAGCTTGATCGCCACCAGCTTGTGCCGATGACCACCATTCGGGACGTGGTAGATCAGCTTGGCGGCAGCCGGATAGCGCAGCGCAATCTCGGTCATCAGCGCGGCCTGCTCCAGGCCTTCGCGGTCGATTGGCTTGGCGCGGGTCTTCTTCGCGGCAAAAACGCGGGGCTTGGCATTCAGCATGCGGCAACCACCCCCTCGCTGATCAGCTTGGCCTGGGTGCGCATGACGCCCTCGGCATGATGCTGGCGGGCATCGGCGCGACCGATCAACTGGCTGCGCCCATCACAGGCGTCATGGCAGGCGCTGCACGCCCAGGCACCCTGTAGGTCGTTCGGTTTCATGCCGACGCCGCAGGTGCCGGACATCCGGTAATGGGCCAGTACGGTGGTTTCGGGGTTGCGGTTGCAAACACCCGGAATGCGCACCTGGCATTCCCGGCCGCGCGCGGCTTTGGTCAACTTGGATTGCTTCATGGGCGGTCGTCCTTGTGAAGGTCAACAACGGTGAAAGTGGATGGCCACAGTCTGCCGCCATGGGCCCGGGCTACGTGCTCATCTCGGTAGATGGCAACGGGGGGGTCAGGCTTGTCAGTGAGGCCGAACAAGTGGCTGCGGCAGTACAGCGCCCAGCGGTATTCAGTCAGGTTGGGAGGCAGCAGCATCGGATCAGTCATGGGCGTCCTCGCCCGAATCTGGCCATCAACTGGGCGCGCGCCGTGGCGCCATCAGTCGGGACGCCCTGCCTGCGGACCATCGCCTGGGCAACACGCTCTGTCAGCTCGCTCGCGCGCTCCAGAACAGTTTTCTGGCTGTCGTGTCCAATGCCGACGGCGATGTCTTCCAGCGGCAGACCAGCCACCAACTGTCGGATGGTGATGTCGTAGGCTCGATCGAATACTTTGCTGGCCTTGTCGGGGGCCAGGTCGCCCAGGTTATGCAGCTCGCACTGCAGGGCAGCGTGTCGAATCGCGGGGTGGGACCAGGTGCGGCCGCCGAAACGGCTCGGGTGAGCATTTTCCAGCGCCTCCCGAAAAGCTTTGTTGTGGGGCGGGATACCGAGCATCTCTGGGGTAGGCAGGCATAGCTTGATGAACTTGCCGACGCTGGGCGCGAAGTCTGTGCCAAGGGCCCTGCAGCGCTCAACGCCGAAACGAATCTGTTCCAGCTGATTGATGCCCTCGGCAATGAAGGCCTTGATCCAACTACGCTTGGCGGCCCGAAGTGACTCGGTGTCCGGCCAGGCCTGCTTCCAAGCAGGGAAAATGGCCTGCAGCTCTTTGAACAGGGCGTTCACCACCTCAACCGAACCTGGAGGCAGAGCCTTGGGGGGCAGCGGAGGTGGTGGTGCCTGATGAGCTATCACTGCGCCCCGCAGGTCGCTGGTGGCGCCCGCCACTTTGAGCAGCCGGGCAGCACTCTGCGGCGCTTTTGGTTTGGCGCTCACAAGGCACCTCCCAGGTCATCGGCCCAAGTGATGTCATCGAAGTCGGGGGCTGCCCCTCCGGCAGGGCGACCAGGGAACGGCCGGACATTGGATGCAGCAGCTCGGTTCTTGTCGCTTACTACCCACTTGACCAGCATCTGGACCCATTCAGCCTGAGTGTTTACTTGCCCGCGGGATTCGTAGTGAGCAGTGAACGCGCGGCGTACCTCTTCGGTAAACAGGGTCATCGCAACGCCGCTATGCACGGCATAGGTTTTCAGCAGCTTGTCATCCGGCACCCATTCCAAGGTCATTTCGCTGGGCATGCGAGGATCGACGGACTCCTGCGCAGAGAGAGGGTCTTTATTCTTATCTACATCTTCTTTAGGTAACGCATCGCTAACGTTCGCAGCGTTACCTTTAGCGTTAGCGGCCTTGTGGCTGGCTACCCGTTTTGCCGTGAGGAGCCTGTTTTTGGCAGTCTTGCCGTTGTGTCGCTCGAAATGAGGGAGACTAATCACCCCGTCGGATTCGACCATCCAGCCAACCGACTTCATGTGCTCGCAGAAGCCAATAACGCCGACCAAGCGATCCAGTAACTTTTTACTAACGCTTGGTGCGTTACCTTTCTCGGTCTGTTGATCGAACCAACCCCAGACGCGCATGAGTTTTCCAATCACAGCATCAAGATCGATGTCGGCCAGGTCAGCGATCTGACAGACCTCGGGCTTGTCCAAGGTGGTCAGTTCAAACTTGATCCAATCGCCAGCCATTACGCGACCTCCCGCAGAAGCTCTGCCAATCGGGCAATGCCCTTCGGTGTTACCAGCACATCAACCGCCGCGCGCTCTGCGCCGGTTTCTGCATCTGGCTTCAGGCCGGTCACCTTGTGCTTCATCAGGCCGGCCGTGATGCGTGGCTGATAAGCAATCCAGCGACGGGAACCCTTGCGGCGGAAGATCCAGCGGTGCTGCTCCAGCCAGTCGAACAGTTTGGAAGGTGGGAGCTGGAGGTGCTTGGCGGCATCAGTGATGCAGATCGCGCCACCGGCAGCCGCCAGGCGCTTGATGGCTGCGACCTTGGTCGCCTGATGCTCGATGACCTGCTGTAGCTGTTGGTTCTTCTCGACCTGCTCCGCTGCCAAGCGCAGAGCCTCCGCGAAGGTGGTCGGCACTTGGAGGTGAGCAACCACCCTACCCTCCAGTTCCTGCCAGCGATCTATTACTCGGGCGCGGTGCTCATCGCTGTACCCTGCAACCACAAGGTGAGTGTCGCGCTCGACCGGGTCATAGACCTCAATTGGGCGACCACCAGTAGCCTCGCGACGAGTTTTACGAGGAGATCGCAAAAGCCCTTTTGCGAAAAGACGATCAATAGTGGCGACAACGTCGTTATGGCGAGCCTCCACCAAATCGGCGATCTCTCGCGATGACATGACCTGACGCGTCAGATTTGACGAGCCACCGAAAGCTGACACGCTTGCCTTGGTGTTGCTTGCATCGACTGCAGTGTGCATAATCGACCTCACGTTGTTTTGAAGAAGCCGCCCTGCCAGGCGGTTTTTTTATGCCTGCGTTTCAGGCGTTATGGGTGTCCGGTGCATCCGTGGTAGCTTTTTGCTTCCACACGAAAGGGTCCAAGGAGACCGGACATATGAAACTCAGTCGGATGAATCACCATGCGCGCTGGTTTGAGCTGGTGGGCAGCTACGAAGACCGGATGAGGAGTGATCAGGATCTGCGGTGGCCTGGACACAACCCGCATCAAGCTGAGCTCCAAGCTCTGGGGTACTACAAGCTCTCCTGTTTCGCAGAGAGGATTGCGAAAGACCCAAGGGCCACGTGGTCGCACTTGACCAAGACCCAAGCCCTCAACTTGTATCTGCTTAACAAGCACCACTGGAGCCCTGATCAATCTGCGAACATGACTGAAGACGACTATCTGTTTCTTCTTCGGGATGAGCTGATGCAAATGAAGCTGACAGTCGAGGAGTCAGCGCCGATTCGTTCGACGCTTGCACACAGCCCCTCTGCTCTTCGAGAACTTGAAGGCCACTTGGACTGATAGCGACCATACGAGCGTCGAAAAGATCAGCCCTCTCCAGGTAATCCTTGGCCTGATCGGAAAGCCAGTTGGCTCGTTCGCGTAGAGTCGCCGCTTCAGGCCACACCAAAACCGGCAGGCGATCGCCATCCAGTACAGCGATACCCGCCAAAAGTTGCTTTGCTGCTTCCACCGGGGATCCACTTACCCGATCCCCGATCGCACTGATTGCAATCTCGCGCTCACGCGGTGAAAGGGCTGCCTTAACGTCTACTCCGTTCATTTGCCTCTCCTTGCTGGTTAAATGCGATTTGACTACTGGATGAATCAGCAGGTGTTTTGGTCATCTACTGGCGCAATGCCAGGGGTTGGATAATTCGCTTCGTAGTCAGGCGACCAATTCGTCCCAAGGGAACGATGGGCAAAGAATCTCTTTCTTGAACTTGCCTGCTGTCAGGGCTTCAGCCCGCTTCGCCACCACAGGAGACATACCGTGCTTGCCTCGCACCCATCCGGACACAGTGCTCTGGTCGACGCCGAGCTTCTCGGCGGTTGCCTCTTGCGTCCCGAAGAAGGCAACGAGGTCTTTAAAAATGGCATTCATGCTGCCTCTCCATACGGGAATACCCATATCGTAGTTTACGGGAATACCGATTTGCAAGGTTATGGGTGTGCCCGTAATACTTCCCGTATGGAATTTAAAGATCGCCTTAAGGCAGCACGACGCCATGCAGGGCTCACCCAGGGTGAGTTGGCTGCCCGTGCAGGTATGACCCAAACCTCAATTTCCGATCTGGAGCGGGGCAAGTCGAAAGCCTCGTCTCTGGTGGCCCAGATCGCGACAGCATGCGGGGTATCACCGCTTTGGCTTGCCGAAGGATCTGGTCCAATGCTCAGCGATAAGTACAAGGAGCCCGTCGAGCCAAGCAATGTTGCGCCTGCGATGCAGCCGAAAATGTCCTACCGATACCCCGTCATCAGCTGGGTCGCTGCAGGTGCCTGGGCTGAGGCTGTTGAGCCATTCCCGCCTGGATTTTCGGATCGATACGAAATCTCCGACTACAACTCAAAGGGCGCCGCGTTCTGGCTGGAAGTTCGAGGCGACTCCATGACCGCTCCAACAGGAACCAGTATTCCCGAGGGAATGATGATCCTAGTGGACACAGAGGCGGACGTAACATCGGGCAAACTGGTGATCGCCAAGCTGGCAAACAGCGGAGAGGCAACCTTCAAGAAGCTCGTTGAAGATGGTGGAAGGCGCTACCTTAAGCCGCTCAACCCAGAATACAAAATGGTTGAATGCGGAGAAGACTGCGGCATTATCGGCGTAGCTGTGAGAGTGATGGGCAAGCTATAAGCGCCTGTTTTAAAGAGAGCCCGGCCTTGCGCCGGGCTTTTTCGTTTCACTGCTCCTATTCCATCTTGCCAAAGGGGTATACCTCAAATACTGTATATCCATACAGCTATCAAGGAAGTACCCTCATGATTCAAGGCAGCCCAGAAGCACCAATCCCTCCATCCTCCTACGAGCTGCTCGGCCAGCGAGTGCAGCGATTGGTTGCTTCTCCGCATGTGCAGAAACTCCAGGCGGTCACCGTACTCCCCGAACCTGGAGACCGCCTTGAAGACTGGGATCGCCTTTTAGACGAACTGGCCAACACCGACGGCATCCAAGTTCGCCGCCTTGAAGATGGCGCATACCGCATAGGGTGGCGTGAATACATAGACTGCTGAAATTAGCCCGCCGTCGAGCGGGCTTCTTTTTACCCACATAAAAAATTATGGGAATACCCATTGACGATAAATATGGGTTCTCCTATATTTCACCTCAACGCCGGATCACCACCGGCCAGCAACAAAGGCAGCGATGGACAGGCCTCAACAGTCCAGAGGGTTGGCAACTGACCCAGGCGTGCAGCGTAAAGCGCCAAGAACAGTTATCCGGCGGACCAGGGTCGCGGTCGGAGACAACAATTCGAAGATTGCCAAAGACCGACGCCAGCAGCGGGTCGCGGCAGATTTCACTGGCTGGCCTTGGCGACAGGGCCAGACGGGAAATCAACCGATCAAGCACGGAGCACCACATGAGCGAGCAAACCCTTCAAGCACTCCTCGCCGAGCGCGTAAGCGCTTACGCCCAATCCGACCGCCCTCGCGAGCTGATCGACGAAGGCATTGAGAAGCTGTTCAAGGAAGTCGTGAGCGACACGTTCCGCTCCTACGGCGATTTCGGCGGTGCCATCAAAGAAGCGATTAAAGCCGCTCTCCCGGCCAACGTTTCGGACGTGTTCGAGCTGCAGCGTTACAACGCCCTGGTCGCCAATGCCCTGCGTGTGCGTTGGGAGGCAGCCGCCGTGCACTCGACCATCATCGAGCAAGCAGAAAAATCCATCGCTGAAGTGCTGGACGGTAAGGGCCTGATTACTGGCGAAGTGTCGCTCTACAAATTGCTCACCGCCTTCATCGACGACCACAAAGACAAGGCCGCCGAAGAACAGTGGGAGCGCCCCGATATCCGCATCGAAGAGGGCGATAGCTACGGCACCGGAATCAAGTTCCTTCACATTTACTTTGATGAAGAGCCAGAGGATCGAGTCAGCAGCCACCGCCGCCGAGAGAACTACTCGTTGAAGCACAGCATGCACGTCAAGGTCACAGGCCAACGCGACGCGCCAAGCCACTGGCGAAAGTGCGACGAGTTTGGCGAGGTCTATTCGGCCAAGCTCGACGACAAGAAGGTGGCCATCAATATGTCGATCCGATCCGACTGGGAGCGCATGTTGGCGTCCCTGTACTTCGGCAATGCCATTCTTGTGATCGACTGCGACCCGGACGACCTGAACTACGGCCTCTATGACTGAACAACCAGCGCCACGTCAGCCTGACGTTAACTGCCCGATCACCTGGTCCCCCATCACCAGGCTGCATCGGTCGTGGCGTTCGCCCTCCCCCGGTCCGGGAGGTGCACGGCAGCGAGCGTCACGACCAATGCTGCCCACCGAGGACACTTCATGGAAACGATCACCTGCGGCTCATGGATTGGTCAGCTCGGAAAGGCGCTGGCACCCCGCGAACTGGAAGCGCTGTTGTGGGTGGCCCAAGGCCTCACCACCAAAGAAATCGCCCGCCAGATGGCGGTCACTCCAGGCACCGTGGCCAACCGCATCGAAGCCGCTCTTTTCAAACTGGAAGCCGGCCGCCGCATCGAGGCCGTCACCAAGGCCATGCGCCAACAGATCATCAGCCCGCTGTGCATCGCACTGGCCGGGTTGATGGCTATGCACGCCGTTATGGGCGATGCCGACCCAATGCGCCGCGACCGCCGCGTACCTGAGCGACGTATTGCCCAGGTCCGAATCATCCGCAAGGCCGAATCGTTCGACCTGCACGCCTGATCCCAACTGAGGAAGACACCATGCAGACAGCAATGCATCCTGCTTTTCAGCAGAAGATTACCGTGCTCGCCGCCCTGCTCGAGCGCAGCAAGGCAGTTAGAGCCGAAGCGCACGCTAAGGTCGGTCAGCCCGCCCCGCTCTTCCAGGCGGTGAGCAATGGCACCACCTGGGATGTGATCGAGATCGCCACCGGCGCAACCAAGGGCTTCGCTTACAAGTACTCAGCCGCGATGCAGTTCGTCGATGCAATGGAGGCAGCTGCAACGCGCAAGCTGGTTGGACGGCAATGATCGGCGGCCCTATCCCAGACCCGCGCATTCAGGTGCTTGAGAAACTGAATGCGGACATCGACAAGTTCTTCGCCGCCGGCGGACAGGCCACTGAGGTCGAAGGCTACCGGCGCACTCCCCCGCCAGCACGATCCGCGAAGGTCGACCCCGAAACCATCCTGAAGCGTCGGCGCCGCCGGCCAAGCACCGCAGAACGCGCAGTCCTGCGGAAGCTCGCGGAGGATCTATGAGCAAGCGCAAACCGCACAACATGCGAGCCCGGATCGAACGTGCCTGCCGGGCGCTGCTGGGCACCAACCATGTCGCGGTGGTTAACATCGATCCCAGCGGCCAGCAGTGCCTGGTCAACTGGAAAAGCTGCAGCCGCATTCGAAGCCGTCAGATCGTCGACGCGGTTTGCGATATCCCTCACCGCTGGACCATCTACCTGAGCGTGATGTGCCAGGGGGGCAAGGGCGAGCAGTACTACAAATCCGTCGAGGTAGCTCCGCAGGGCAACTACCTTGCATCACACCTGACTGACGTAATCGAGGAGACCTACAACGATCTTCGAGCCCAGGCCAACAAAAAACACCTGATAGCGTCCGGCTGGATCGCTATGCCCTCCGACATCACGCTGGACGAACCCCAAGCTGCAAAGGTCTTCGTCGCAGTAGGCGCCTGGGAGCAAGCCGAGTCGCATAGTAGCCAGCATGATATTGCTTAGATCAAAAAATAGAGAAGTTTTAGATCAGTTGACCGCTTCGTGAATGTGTTTCAGTGACTCAGCAAAGTAGCCTTGAACAAATTTGACATTTGTAGCTCCAGATTGCTGGACCCATTCACCTAAATCAGCTTGATCCTCGAGCGATCCAAAGTAGGTAATATTTGCCGAGGCGCTAGCCAAGGGTTCCCAAATATGGGAATCCTCCTGAACAACTCTCACTCCAATAATATAAATTTGTGATGCATGCCGGCATGCAGCCGAAAATTCTTCTTGCTGCTGCACCACAAATTTAGGGCATGTATTGACAAACTTGCCTTTAGCATAAAGAGACATAGCTGGCGCCATAGGGTCAACATCACACCTGCGGAGCGCTTCCTCCCGACCAAGAGGCAGAACTGGCCCTTCTAGAGCAGAAACACCTGGCGGAGCAATTATTGTTAAGTTGCCGATGATCCTCAAGGCTCTCTGGTCATGCCAAAAATTTGAGGATCCATGAGGCTTCAACAGGCGCACTTTCCCGTGTTCACGATGACGCTCATACTTATAGCTACCACCTATCATTTCGACGCATTGTTCAAGCATTAAGTCGTAATTAAGACTTGCGTAAACAACGTTTTTTTTCTTAAAAATGTTTAGCAAATCAATGTAAAGATTGTCCTTTGCCGGTACAAATTCGGCCAGATACCTAGATAGCTCTCGCTGAAAGCGCTGAATTTCCTCCGGCATTTCTTTGCAGAACTTAGCCATCCCTTCTTCAAAATC